AAAGTACCCGAAAATCTAAACTATCTCTCTAATGTCAGTTTTCGTCTGACGATGGAAGATGCTCCGCACATGACATGGTTTTGTCAGGCAGCAAACATTCCAGGCGTTTCAATAGATGCAATAGAGGTTTTCAACCCAACCGCAACTATTCCTGTAGCTGGTTCGAGAGTAAGTTTTGAAGAGTTATCTGTCCGTTTCATCGTGGACGAACACATGAAAAATTGGACTGAGATTTATGACCGAATCATAGCACTTGGACTTGCAGAAGGTCAAGAGAAGTTTCGCAAACTCAAGGCGAGTGGTTCAAATCCAACTGCAAGAGGTGGAACAGTTTCTACTATTGTTCTCACTCTTTTGACAAGTGCAATGAATCCTCAAATGGAGTTTCATTTTTACGATGCATTTCCAATCAATGTATCGTCTATTGAGTTTGACAGTTCAGTTGCAGATGTAGAGTACTTCATTGCGACTGCTACTTTTCGTTATGTAAACTATGAAATCAAAAACCTACTTGATAATTGAACAAACTATATAATTCATGACAATTGATGAAATAATGACAATGTGGGAGAATGACTCTCACATTGATGACACAGATTTAGATAATGAATCTTTGAAGATACCAAATCTTCACCAGAAATACTTAAACATTTACAGTAAAGAGAAACGCAAACTCTCTGACTTGAAGACACACTGGAAGGTGTTGTTTCAACAAAGATGGGAAGTTGTGATTTCTAAAAGTGGTAAGGCTCCAGAACATAACATACGACTATCCAAGACGGAACTTGAGAAGTATTATGTTGCCGCTGATGAACCACTACAAAAAGCAGAAAAGATTCTTAACGAGCAGGAAGCGAAAGTAGAGTATCTGAGTAAGGTATTATCAATCATTGAAAACCGAAGTTTCCATATCAACAATGCAATAACTTGGAGGAAGTTTGTTGCTGGACTTGGATGATAATGGAATTGGAAATAAATTCAGTTGATAATGTCTTTATTCAAATCTCATGCGAACCATCTCTGAAGATGGAACTGAATCACTATTTTCGTTTTCGTCCAAACAACTATCAATTCATGCCCATGTTTCGTGCGAAGAAATGGGATGGGTATGTTTATCTTTTCAACTACGATAATGGAAAGATATATTCAGGTCTAAAACAGGAGGTTTATAGATTTGCAAATGATAGAGAGTATGGAATCAAAGACAATACTGTATCTGAAAATCCAAACATCACAAACGAAGATTACTTTCAGTTTCTCACATCGTTTCCTTGTGAATACAAACTCAGGGACTATCAGAGCAATGCAGTACGATATGCAATAGACCAAGAGAGATGTCTTTTACTTTCACCAACAGCTTCTGGGAAATCGCTCATCATCTATTATTTGATGCGATACTACTTTCCCAGAAGAACGTTGATAATCGTTCCAACTCTGTCACTTGTAAATCAAATGTATTCTGACTTTGATGCTTACGCAGACAAAGATTTTGAAGTAAAAAATCACGTTCATCAAATCTATGGTGGACAGGATAAGGAGTCGGACAAAGAAGTAATCATCTCAACTTGGCAATCATTGTACGAACTCAAGAAACCTTTCTTCAATGATTTTGAGGTGGTGATTGGTGACGAAGCACATCTTTACAAAGCAAAGTCACTTACAAAAATAATGAAAAACCTAGTGAATGCTCCTTATCGTATTGGAACAACTGGAACATTAGATGAAGTAGAGGTACACAGGTTGATTCTCACAGGACTTTTCGGACCAGTAAAGAAGGTCACGACAACAAAAGAACTTATCAAGAAGAAGACACTATCAGAAATAAACATTCGGTGTTTGGTTCTGAAGTATCCCAGAGAGTCGGCTATGATTGTGTCAAAACTGAACTATCAAGAAGAGATTGATTTTTTGGTAAGTAATTCTGAGAGAAATAAGTATATATGTAATCTCGTAGACGGATTGAGAGGTAATTCACTCGTATTATTTCAATTAGTAGAAAAACATGGCAACATTCTGTATGATATGTTGCAAGATAAACTGGACAACTCAAGAAGAGTATTCTTTGTATATGGAGGTACAGATGCAGAGTCAAGAGAACAGGTCAGGTCTATTATTGAAACTGAAAAAGATGCAGTCATTTGTGCTTCTTATGGGGTATACTCTACCGGCATCAATATTAGGAATTTGCATAACATTATCTTTGCTTCTCCTTCTAAATCACGTATCAGAAATTTACAATCAATAGGAAGAGGTTTGCGAAAGTCAGACACAAAGTCATCGGCTTCACTTTACGACATCGCAGATGATCTAACATTCAAGGAGAGGAAAAACTATACACTCAATCATTTTATGGAAAGAGTCAAGATTTACAGTTCAGAACAATTTCCGTATCATATATACACCATACCAATCAAAGGATGAATATGGACCCAAGCATCAAATACGTCAAACTTTCCACAGGAGATGAACTTCTCACAATTTTGGAGAAACCAGAGGGAGGACTTTTCCATTTCAAACATCCAATCAAAATATCCCACATCCTAGACGAAGACGGCGAAGATGGTGTGCGATTTACCAAGTGGATTCCATTTACAGAAGACCACTCCGTACCAGTATCCGCCAAGTACATCGTCACCATGGCTTCTCTTTCAAAGAAGATGAGTGAAATTTACGATGATATTCTAAAAGAAGTGAACGAACATCAAGAAGATTTCGTATCAGAAGAGATGCTCAAGAACATGATGATGAACTAGTATTGTCTGTATATACTATTATTCTTAACGACTACAGTCCTATTATATCGTCTGTGGCACAAATGTCAAGTGTAAAAAACATACTTGACTTTTGGTCTGTAGTCATGTATAATACTCTTATATGATTAAATTTATGAAAGGAACCCTGTGCCAAGAAAGAAACAACATTATGTTGATAATTCTAAACTCCTTGAGGTTATGAGCGAATATCGTGAACAATATCTAATTGCTAAAGATAACGATATAGAGCCACCACCAATCCCAGATTATGCAGGAGAGTGTTTTTTGAAAATTGCAGAGAAACTATCACATCGACCAAACTTTATCAACTATGCATTTCGTGAAGAAATGGTGAGTGATGGGATAGAAAACTGCGTGATGTATGCTAATAATTTCAACCCAGAGAAATCACAAAACCCATTTGCTTATTTTACTCAAATCATTTACTATGCGTTTTTACGAAGAATTGAAAAAGAGAAGAAGCAGTTGTACATCAAGTACAAAACGATGAACGAGTTTGATTCATTAGAAGAGAACTCCGATACCAGTTCTATGGAGTCAGAAGATTTCATCTCAACTGGAGCCTCACCTCTCACTTCAGACAAACGTGCTACAATATATGATTTCATCTACGCATTTGAAGAGAAGAAAAGAAAGAAGAAAAAACCCAAAGAGACAGTAGATACAAAACTTGCAAAGATGTCTCCTTTGACAACCTATCTCAACGAGGAACTTCCTGCATGAAATATGCACTCATAACCGATACTCATTTTGGAGCAAGAAACGATAGTTTGATTTTTGCAAACTTCTTTCGTAGGTTTTACGAAGAGGTTTTCTTTCCAACTCTCGTAGAACGAAAAGTGGATGGAGTGATTCACTTAGGCGACATAGTTGACAGACGAAAGTTCATAAACTACAAAACTCTCAATACAATGAGAGAAATCTTTCTTGGACCTTTGAATGAACTGAAGATACCAACCTCAATCATTATTGGTAATCACGATATCTATTTCAAGAATACTCTGGAAGTGAATGCTGTTCGTGAATTGATGGATGGGTATGATTATCTGTCTTACTATGAAGAGCCGTCGGTTGTGAAGTTAGGAAATACTGAAGCGTTGATTCTTCCTTGGATATGCGAGGACAATCATGAGATGTCAATGTCAATGCTTGAGAAATCAAGATGTCCAGTTGTGTTTGGACATTTGCACTTAGAAGGAATTGAACACAATAAAGGTTCAATGAGTACAGATGGTTTTTCTCCATCTCTTTTCAAAGCTTATCGTAAAGTATTCAGTGGTCATTTTCATCATCGTTCTATCACAGGTAATATTCACTACCTTGGAAACCCATACGAGATGACATGGGCAGATTACAATGACCAAAGAGGATTTCACATCTTTGATACTGAAACATTGGATACAGAGTTTATACCAAATCCATTTTCCATGTTTCATAAAATCTATTATGATGATTCTGAAGGACAAGAACCAGAACAGGATTTATCAAAGTACAAAGATTGTTATGTCAAAATTATCATCAAAAACAAGACCAATCAGTATATGTTTGAGGCTCTGATGGATGGTCTTATCAAGGTTGGAGTGGGTAACATTTCAATCATAGATAATCTTTTTGACATTGAGGATTTGGGTGAAGATTTAGAGAGTATTGAAGATGTGGAAGATACGATGAGTGTAATCAAAAATTGTGTAGATAGTTTACAAATCACCAATAAAGGTGAACTGAATAAATTGATGCAAGACCTTTATAATGAGGCATTAACAGTGGAGACAGTATGAATAGACAACAAAGAAGAATGCAAGAAAGAAAAGAAAAAAAGAAAAACAGAATTCCAGAACAAAAGTTTGAGTTGAATATGTCAATGATTCAACCTTGGTCTACTTTTGTGATGAAGACAAAATTACCAGATGCTATCTTGGGTAAGATGCTTGAGATTACAGACGAGATGGTAGACAATGCAGAAAATGAAAAAAGTTGGGGTCATAATCTCGCAGGACAAATAGAACACGAATTGTATGTAGACCATGAAAAGTTACACGAAGCGGGAATCTATGGTTTTTTCATGGACATAATTCGTCACTACGTAGTTGCCGCTAAATCACAACAACACCCAGGCCAGGAACAAGCAATACAACAAGAAAAGTGGTTGACACAAATGTTATCAATGTGGATTATCTCACAAAAAGATAACGAATATAATCCTATGCACATTCACACCGAATGTCAATTATCTTCTGTGATGTATCTCAAAATACCAGAGTATCTTCCAAGTAGAAAAGAGGGTAGAGAAGATGATGGTAATATTGTGTTTGTAAATAGTACTTGTAACGATGGTCAGTTAGTATCACCTCAATTTTCATGGAGGCCTCAGGTTGGTGATTTCTTCATCTTCCCAGCACAACAAT